GATCCGACCGCTCGGCCTGCACCTTGACGACCTTCCCGATCTTGTGGATCGTGGTCAGCTGGTCCACCGAGCGGACGCTGTTGGCGACGCCACGCATCAGCTCACCGGTCCCGCCATCAGCCACAGTGACGTTCTGGCAGCCCTCCACGATGACCGTGGTCTCCACGAGGGTAGCCGTCATGCCCTGGGCAATGGCGCTGTTGTACAGCTCCTTGGCGATGTTGCTGGCCGTCTGCTTCTCCGCAGCCTCGCCGATCCACTTCGTGACCGCCGAGTTGTAGTCGTTAGTCAGCTGCGTGATCGTCGCCGCGTAGTTGGGGTTGGTGATCGTCTTGTCGTGGGTGTACGTGATCGTCACATCGTACGCCCCGTTGTAGGACGGGTGGAAGTAGCAGACCGCTTGACCCGGTGCCCAGCCGATCTGGTGCAGCGCCGGGGTCTGGGAGTTGACCACCGTGAGGTTGGCACCACCAGATTCCTTGGCCGTCAGCCCAGTGGGGTTGAACGAGCCGTACACCAGCCGGTGCATGTTGTTGCGGATGAAGCCGGACTCGGTGTCCTGCTGCGTGCCGCCAGCCGGGTCCTTGACCTGGGTCGGGACGCCGCTGGTGTCGAGCGTGCCCGGGTAGCTGGAGGTCGGGGTCGTGTACTTCAGTTCCTTGACCGAGGCATCCGCCATGTAGCAGGTGGCCTTGAACTCCTGGGCGTATGCACCGCCCCGCACCCAGATGGCAGCGGTGTTCTTGTTGGCGACAGAGCCGTGGACCTGGGTGACCTCCAGGGTCGGAGACACCGAGGTGCCTGCGAGGTACAGGAACTTGCCGACCGCCGTGATGGCGCTGATGCCGTCTGCTTCGAGCTTGTCGAGGTCGGTGTCCACCGATGGGCGGACGTAGCCGAGGAACTTGTTCTCCGTCCGGTCGTAGACTAGGACAGGAGGGAGGGCACTACCGGCAGGGCGAGCCCCGCTTCGGTAGAGCACCGTGTAATCGTGTGCTTGGTTGCTGAACTCGAAGCTGCGCCACGAGTCGGTGTCAGCCAGCATGGCGGGGAAGCTGGCAGGGTCGAGCCCAGTCTGCTTCTCCGACATCATGCGGCTGCCATGACGACGCGTCAGGCCCTCGACCGGATCGGGCAGCATGTTCAGGACTTCGGTGTGCTGGCCGGGGCGCCGGTCTTGCGGCACCTGCTGGCTGACACCCTGCACCAGGGAAACGGTAGAGCCTGAGGTCTTCATGGGTTCTCCTTATCGACGGCTCCCGCGCTAGTGGTAGCGCTTGATCCGCATGATGGATTCGTTGTTGGCGATCATGTTGACCTTGCGGTTGCGAGTCTCTTGAGCCTGCGCTGCCGCCATGGTTTCCACGACCTTCTGCTCCAGGCGTTGCGACTTCAGCTGATCGCCGTCAAAGTCCGTCTGGAACTTGAGCACGGCCTTGGCCGCGATGTACTGGGCCACCGTCTCGGGCAGCTCCTCGAAGTCGAGCAGTCGGTAGATCGTGACCTTCATCACGTCATCGAACTCGTAGCTGCCGCCATCGGTGTTGTAGATTCGGTTGCCTCGCTGCACGTACTGCGGCTTGGGGCAGATGACCTCCAGCGTGTTACCGGGGAGGTACAGGCCCTTGTCCACAGCGTTGGGCGTGATGCTCAGCTTCTCCTCGTTGAACCACCAGCGATGACTCGCGACCACCCGCACCTGATCTTCCAGGCAATCGAGGGCGTTGTCGAGGAACGCATGGCTGTCCGTGAGGGAGGTGAGCTTCTGCTCGCCCAGGGTGGCAAGGCACTGGTTCACGACCGTGAGCTTGTCCATCTGGAACTCCTACGCAAAAAGCCCCCGCACCCGGGTAGGGCACGGGGGCATGCTGATTACAGCTTCTTCTTGATCACGCCAGCGAAGGCGGCGACGGACGGGGCCACGCCGAACGAACGCCACGCGTCGACGAACCAGTGCTTGCTGATGTCGTCGAAGAAGACCTTCGATTGCAGGGCGATCGTCTCGCCAGCCATCAGGGCAGCCGGAGCCCAGGCCACGGCCAGCACGTCGGTGAAGTCACCGTCGTAGGCGTTGCCGTTGTCGGCGTTCGACAGCTTGTGGCCGACGATGTTCTGGCCGCCGACGAAGTTATTCGACGGGATGACCGCCACGCCGTGGGCCTTCAGGACCATCTGCGGGATGCGGGTGCCTTCCGCCGTGACGTACTCGCTGTTGATCAGCAGTTCGTTCATCGACAGGGTGGCGTAGTCGTCGTGGCTGATGCCCAGGATCACGCCGTCGGTGACGGGGTCCACGTCCTTCTTGCGCATGCCGGTGATCAGCTCGACGATCTTGGCGTACAGGATCGCCGGGTCCTTCTCGTCGCCAGCCGAGTTCATCGTGACCTGGGTGCCGCCGGTGTGGCCGGTGTCGCCCGTCAGGCCGAAGCGGTTGTCGGTCAGCAGACCGGCCTTGATCGCCTGGATGAAGAAGGTCTGGTCGTAGAACTTCGCGTGTTCCTTGCCGTGCTCGGTGGCGATCAGGGCGCGGGCGTCGTAGTGCGTCTGGAACGTTTCCAGCAGCGGCAGCACGGCGCGGGCGTTGATCACCGTGTCGATGGTCAGCGTCTGGCGGCCGAACTTGTTGTTCGTACCGTCCATGGTGTAGCCCGGACGCAGGACTTGCAGCTGCGACTTGCCCACCGCGTTGTTGGTGATCGTCGACGTGCCCTTGACCGCACGGGTCGGGATACGCGGGGCCAGCACCGAGTTGCGATTCAGGGTGGCCTGGACCAGACCCGTGAATTCTTCGATGTGCAGGGCATGGATGTTGCCGGTGTCGTTCTGTTGACCGGGGCGAACGATGTGATACGGATCGAGTGCCATCTAGGCTCCTTCTCTCTTGGATGTTGGTGGTTAGAAGGGCCCCGGTGCAGGGCCGTTCTTATGCGGTACCGAATCAGATGCCGCGACGCTGACCGGCAACCCGACGGGCTTGCAGGTCACGGTACGCCTGGGTACCCTCGTGCTGGCCGCCCATGCGGGTAGCCAGCTTGTGGACTTCGGCGGCGTACTCGGAAGCCGACAGCACCGCAGCCGGTGCGGCCGAGCCACCGGCGCCCGGTTGGACAGCCGACCGACCCTGCTGGGTGACGTTCGGGTCCTTGGACATCAGGTGACCGAGGTACATGGCCATCGCAATGGCAGCCACGCCGCCAGCCTTGAAGGCCGCGTTGACCTGGGCACGCTCATGGGGTTCGGCGTTCTTGCCAGCCCACTCGCGAATCTTGTTCCAGTTCTCCGCGCCGCCCACGCTGTCGGCGATCTTGGCGGTGATCTCGGCGTCGGCCTTCTCCTGCACGGCCTTGCTGGCCTCGTACGCCTTCTCGCCCAGGGCGATGAAGCGTTCCCAGCCCTTGGCCTTGTCGCCCATGGCATTCAGCAGGGCCTTGATCGGGGCGAAGTCGCCCGTCTCGGCAGCCTTCAGGGCCGGATGGTTCTCGCCGATGCCACGGGCACCGAGGAAGTCCATGCACAGGTCCAGGGCCGGGTCACCGGTGGGCTCGAAGACGATGGGCTTGTCTTCCAGGCCGTGGTCCTTTGGGTCGAAGGGCTTGTCCTTGTCGGCATCCGGGTCGTCCAGGTTCAGCGGATCGAGCTTGACCTCGGGCTCGCCGGGGTTGGTGTTGTCACCGGGGTTGGGCTGGCTGCCCGGCAGCTCAGCACCAGGGGCCGGGTTGCCGGGGGCGGCAGGGTTGCCAGGGGTGCTGGCACCCGGGTTGCCACCCGGGGGTGCGGAGGATGCGGGTGCTGCGACTTCGGACATTGGTCTTCCTTATTGCGGTGGTTGTTGGGTCGAGTTGGCACCGGCTGCGATTGCGGCCTGGGTGGCCGCTTCTCGCTGGGCTTGCTCGTCCAGATACTGCTTGTATTCCTCGTCGGACTTCAGGTATGGGGTGAGGTCGATGCCCCACCCGTTGCCAATGGAGTCGGCGAGGGCGTTGAACTTCAACCGCCCCTGGAGTTCGGGCGGCAGCTGGGACACGAGGCCCAGGTCGTTGAGGGCACCACGCAGGGCCTGGAGGTCGCCGTCGCGGGACAGAGCTTCCAGGCCGGTGATGATGACGAACTCGATACCCTTCTTGAGGATCTCGTTGTCGACACGATTGATCAGCCACTTGGCGACGGGCTTCTGCAACTGGATGCCCAGGGCCGAGTACACACCACCGAAGGCAGTCTCCAGTTCCTGAGCCAGCTGGCGGATCTCCTCAGCCGTCACCCGCTCCGCATTGCGGACGGTGTTGCTGAACAGGAGGAACGCCTGCGAGACTTCCTTGA